GGGCCGTGTCCTGAACCCATCACCAAGAAAGTAGGCCCCCCTTGAAGCTCTCCGAATACCGTGCCGCCCATCCTCTCGCGTCCGCCGTCCATTCCCAACTAGGCCGTCCGCCCGTCTCCGAATTGCTCGACACTCTCCGGGACGTTTCCGAGCATGGCGCGGACTCCGGATTCCCCGGATTCACCTACTACACCGATACCGTCTCTTTCGCCAAGCGGCACCGTGCGACCATCCTTGAATCCCTCCGGGAGTTTGCTTCCGACATGGGCGAGCGGGATCCGGTAGCCCTGGTCATGGGGTTCCGCTGCGTGAAGCAAGCCGACGTTTCCCCTGAAGCCGTCTCGGTAGCTCTTTACGGGGACCGGATTCCCCCAGGCGTTTCCGCTAATGACGTGGATGCCGTCCTGAACGGTATCGCTTGGTACGCCCTGGAATCGGTCGCACACATTGTCTCGGATCGTTGATATCCTCACCAACGGAACACCCAATGATTCCCTTCCCGTCCCTGACAATCTCCGCCAGGATCGCCCGAATCGTCGCAATGGTTGACCGAGGCGAATGGAAGCATTCCCGGATTCCCGCCTACCGGATCCTTTCGGAATGCGAACGCCTGACCGAGGGCCGCGCCGTTTCCCTCCTGACTGACTCCGAGCGTCAATGGCTCACCGGGGTCATCGTTTGGATATCCGAGACGCTTGAGGATGCCGCAAGGGGGGAAGGGGTTTACCTGGAGTGATTCCCCGCCGCCCGAAACCGGCATGTAGTGCCGCCGGTCGATCCGGAGCGTAATTCCGGATCCTGATGATGGGCAGTTATTCCCAGCTTGAAGGAAGGTAGAGCCAAGTGAGAACCGTAACCGCCTACACATGCTCCTCCGCGTATGAGATTCCCGAGGAGTGCGTTCGGGATATCTGCCGTCCTGGCCGGAACGATGGAGCGGTCGCGTCCTGGGCCATCCGGATCGACTGGGATTCCCTTGCGGATCCCGCGACCATCCGCGCCGAGCTGGATGAGGTTGGCGCATGGTCCGAGGATGACCTGCTGGACGATGACGAGAACCGATGCCGGTTCGTTTGGGTACTGGCCTGGAACGTCCACGATGAGCAGCGGGGGGACGATGCCATCATCGTCCGACACCTTCCCCGGGATGGCCTGACCTGACCTACCGCCGCCCGAAACGGTCCCGAGGATTCCCCAGCGGATCCCGGGGCCGTCCGGCGGGAGCGTCATTCCCGCCGCTGATGATGGGCAGATTCCCCAGCAAGAAAGTAGGAGACACTATGAAGGCGATTATCTACGTCGAGGTGGACAACCTAGACAAGCTGGAGCGCGTTTGGGATTCCCTCCAGGCATCCGTGGAGTCCCGCGAGGTCTCGGGGTTCTTCACGCTGACCGTCAATGGAATGGCTTGTCTCCAGGGTCACCACCGGCGGGACCTGGAGAAGCTGGCGGAAGTGCTTGAGGTTGCGGAAGGGGGTGCCAAGTGACTAACCGAGAACGCGCCGAACGTGCCCAGGTTGCCCTGGTCCGCTACAAGGAACCCGATGCCTTTCCCCCGGACGTTGAGGAGGCCCTGACCGACTTCATCACCGATGCCATGCATCTGCTGGGCAGGGATGCGGTCCGTGATTCCCTCCGGATGGCCGAGATTCACCACCAGGCCGAGCTTGAGGAAGGGGGTGCCAAGTGAAGCTCGTCTCCTCAGATTCCCGTGGGCTTGCCATCCACGTCACCGGGGCGGAACTGGATTCCCTCCTCTATCTCCTGGGGGAGGGGTGCGAACATCTCTACGCCATCTCGGGAGACGAGTTGGTTGACTCGGATACCCGGAGGAATGCGCGTACGATGATGCTCCGTGGGGAGCGCATGAGTGCGTCACTTGCGGAGATTCGGGATGACGCAAGGGCTTCCCTCCGATGAGCAATTCCACTCACCGTCCTGAGTAACCTGGACCCACCCAATGGGCACCCTCATCGCCGTCTATTCCCTCCCGGTTGTCCTGCTGATCCTCTTTGCCATCCTCGGATGGATCCTGGATCCTCCCGACACTCGCCCCTAGCACCCGCAATTCCCGCGGGTACCATTCTCTTACCTACTTTCTGCCCCCTCCCAGGATTACGCCCTGGCGAGGGGGTATGTCTTTCCTGGGCTGGGTGGATTCCCGTCAGCGTTTCGGGGGTGCCGTAGGTGAATTGAGGGAAAGTTCCTGATTCCCCTCTTGACTTGATGTCTCTAGGTGGTGACAATTCCCCGCGCATGACCGTGTACGAGACGAGAGCGGTGCTGTACCGGCGGATCGCCGAGCTTGAACGCCTGGTGGATTCCCTCCGGGAGGCCCTCAATTCCCCCAAGGAGCGCAAGGATGCGGATGCAGGATCTTCAGGTGGATGTGGCGGTGGAGTACCTCAGGGCGAGGGCGAGGGCGGAAGCGGGAGCCCTTGACGTCCATCCGGACTCCATCATGCTGAACAAGGCGGCTGACCTCCTGGTCTCCCAGAAGGAAGCTCTTGCTTCCCTGCGTGAGCTGAAGGAAAGGATCGTTTCCCTCCAGCGCCAGGTTGCCGAGTACGAGTGCAGGGAGATCCAGGGATGATCCGGCGTCGTGTTGCACGGCTGACCCGGGATTATGGGTTGGACCCTGAAACCCAGAATCTCGAGGATGGCACCCGGAAATGGCCTACCGTTCGGTCTTTGTACGGGTACAATTCCCTCGAACGTCGCCTCGAGCGCCGGGTCATCCGGGGCTTGCTTGCGAACCCGTATTCCCGGGAGTTCCGTTTGGTGGGCCTGGACCAGTCCTTGGGGTCCGGATGGCGGGAGCAGCTTGATCGAAAGAGGCTTCGGGCCGTGCAGTACCTCGTCTGCGAGTCATGCGTGGGGGTGTCCCTGCGGCTCATGGGCGACACAATGATCGTGAGGGTCGCATGAGGATTCTTGTCTCTTCCCTTCGGTTCCGCTGGGTGCATCTCGACCTCGAGACTCTTCCCGGACCGCAACTGTACCTCAACGTCTTCCGTAAGTGGGACTTCTTCATGGACTTGCGGATGTCTCGTCGGTATGATCGTTCCCATGAGCAACGCCAAGAAGCTGCTGGGGGTGATCCGCGTCCTTCGCTCGGTGGATCCGGAGATGCCGCTCCTGTATGCGGGGATCTTCATGGAGGTGGGTGTGAGGAGTCCGCATCCCTACATGCTGAACGAGGTCCCGGAGACCTTCGGGGTGAGCAGGGCGACCGCCAGCCGTGCCCATGCCTACCTGTCGAGCTACCTGGTGAACACGGGGCTCACCAAGAGGCCGGGGCTTGGCCTGATCCGCAGCGAGGCAAGTCCCGAGAACCGGCGGTGTCTTGAGCTGACCCTGACTGCCAAGGGGAAGGCCGTGTACGAGCAGGTGATGAACGCACTCGAAAGGAAGTAGAGGAACGACATGAAGTGGATCGTGATGGCATGGCAGAGCTGTGATCGGCAGAAGATGGACATTCCAATTCCGGGCCTGACCAAGTACCTCCAGGACAGGTGGCCGTCATCCGCGCCGTTGGAGCGCAGGGACAGGTTCATGGCTGAGGTCGAGAAGGCCCTCGGTTGTGAGGAACCGTTTGAGATCGGGGACGACTGCATCAAGACGACGTTTCTGGATATCTATTCCCACACCGCGGTCTTCCCGGAGAGCAAGGCCCCGGTACTGGAGTACAACGACCGCGACGAGGACATGCCGTGGGTGTGGAAAGGCGACTCTTCCGAAAAGGACTGGAAGTATGGGGGGACGGTCTTCGAGGTGCAGGAGTGCTCCAACCTCGACGAGGCCCGCCGGGCTGCCAAGTCTCTTGACAAGCGGTGCGAGAAGGACGCTTCGGACAAGACGGACATTGAGGCCGAGGATGCCCTCAAGCGCCTTGAGCAGCATTGGGGCAACCTGATGGACAAGGTCCCCGGCCTTCCGGTTCCACGCGAGTTCCCCGAGAAGGTGGCCTGACCATGCCGGTGACCAAGCGAAACAACTCATGGCAGGCGTCGGTGATGCACGGCGGCAAGCGTGTGCGCTACTCCTTCAGGACCGAGCAGGAGGCCCGGGTGTGGGAGAAGGAGGCGGAGCTTGCGGTGGTGAAGGGGATCTCCCCGCCGCCCAGGGAGATGGTCGAGACTCCCTCGGGGAAGGTCTTGAGGCCCCTGATCGAGCTCTACCGCCTGACCCACCAGACCCGGTGGGCGTCGTGCTGGAGCGATGCGATGACCGAGCTCGGGCTGCGGGTCACCAAGGAGCTCGGTGAGGACACCGACGTCTCCACCATCGACTTCGGGAGGATCGCGTCCTGGATCGGTGACCTCCGCAAGGAGGGCCTGACGCAGGCGACGATCAACCGCAGGCTGTCCGCGCTTTCCACCATGCTCACGGTGGCGAGGCGGATGGGATGGATCTCGGAGAAGCCCCAGATCCCTCTCTCGAAGGAGGCCCGCACGGAGCGGCGCTACCTCACCTTCGAGGAGGAGCGGATGATCCTGTCTCAGCTCGAGGGCCGGCGCGAGTGGGGACTGGTGGTGGTGGCTGCGGACACGGGGCTCCGCATCGGGGAGCTGGTCTCCCTGAAGTGGCGCTCGGTGAGGCCCGAGAGCGTGACGGTGGAGAAGTCAAAGAACGGGAGTGCCCGGACGGTCCCGCTGACCAAGCGTTCCCGCGAGGTCATCATGGGGATTCCCCGGGATGGCGATGGCCCGTTCTGCGGGATGAACCCCCATGAGGCCAGCCGGCGGTTCAAGGCTGCTGCCGTGGCGGCGGGGATCCTGGACAAGGGTGTCGTCTTCCATTCCCTGCGGCACACCTGCGCCTCGAGGCTGGTGCAGGCGGGGGTGGACCTGATGCGGGTGAAGACCTGGATGGGGCACAAGGCGGTGGCGACGACCTTGATCTATGCCCACCTCGCTCCGCAGTCGCTATCGGACGTTGTGTCACGGTTGGATGAGTGCATCGGAGAGAAAATCTCCTGCGAAATCGGTGACACAATCTGTGGCAGAATTGGCACACTTTCGGCGGGGTGATTGATAATACCCCTCACAAATCAGCCGGCGTGGCGAAATAGGCAGACGCAGCGGATTCAAAAGTCGGTGCGTAGCGTGTAACGGAAGCAAGACAGTTGCAGCGGAATGTGTGCTGGGAGGGCTCCGATGCGGAAATTGGCACACCCTGCCACTTCCGATTCAGAGACATAGGCGGATTCGGAACATCAATGTGACACGGGTTGTGCCAAACACGGCCAGGGAAGGCCGGGAACGGAACCAGGGATGGGAAAGATCAGCCAGCGTGAGCTTGACCTCGAGTCCTACGAGCGGGGCCGCAAGCGGTACTACCGCAACGTCCGAAGGGCGATGGACAAGGGGGTGGAGAGCGAGAGCAACTGGGGGGCTCGGATGGTCGAGAGCGCCATCCTGCCGTTCTCGGACCGCCTCAAGACCGTCATGGAGACCGACACCGGGGTAGGGGCGGTGCTCCTCAAGAGCCTCGGGCTGGCCCCTGAGGTCATGGCGATGATCGCCTTCCAGAGCCTCCTCGACGGGTGCTCCAAGAACAAGACCTTCACCCGGGGCTGCATCGAGGCGGCCAAGGCGGTGCAGGCGGAGGCCATCGCCAAGCTCCTCCGCAAGGAGAGTCCCGAGAAGTTCGAGACCTACAACATGTGGATCCACCTCCGGGGGACCCAGCGCAAGTCCAAGGACATCAAGCGGATCGCCTCCTACACCCACCCGGAGATCGTCGAGAAGTTCGCCTGGACCGACGAGGAGTCCCTCAAGGCCGGCTACGTCCTCGCCATGACCGCCTGCGAGGCCACGGGCCTCCTCGAGCGGGTGACCTACAAGCGGTCCGCACGGCACACCGTCGCCGCCCTGGCGATGACCAAGGAGGCATGGGCCTACGCCCACAAGGCGATGCGCCACGCAGAGACCCTGCGCCCCGTCAAGCTGCCGATGGTCGTGCCTCCCCGCAAGTGGGTCAACCCCGACGACGGCGGCTACGAGCAGGGCCTCGGTGACTCCCTTGTCCGTGGTTCCTCCAAGGTCGCCAAGGCAAGCCACACGAAGGAGGCGATGCCCCTTGTCTATGACGCCATCAACGTCATCCAGCACACCCCCTTCCGGGTGAACCAAGGGGTCCTCGCGGCTGCCCTTGCGCTCATGGAGAGCCGTTCGCCCATCGGTGACCTCGACGTCCATGAGGAGACGCCGATGCCTGAGCGACCGCCCGAGGCTGACCTGAAGACCCGCAACCTCGACCAGTTCCTCACCCTGCGGCGCTACTACATGGACTGCACCCGGATTGCCGAGAACAACCGGAGGATCTCCTCGCGCCGCCTCGGGGTGATCCAGACCATCAACCTCGCCGTGAAGTTCGCCTCGGAGAAGGACCTGCGGTTCTTCCACGCGGCTGCCCTCGACTTCCGTGGGAGGTTCTACTGCCAGGCCACGGGCCTCTCCCACCAGGGCAACGACCTCCAGCGGGGCCTCATCGAGTTCGGCCTCGGGCACCCCGTGCCGCCCAAGAGCGAGGCCATGCAGGCGTGGCTCCGTCACGGTGCCGCCGTGCTCGGCAGGAAGGGCACCCTCGAGGAACGTGCCGGCGTCATGCACTCCATGATCCGCTCCGGGGAGATCGACGCCATCGCCAAGGACCCGCTCTCCACGGTTCACCTCTGGGGCAAGGCCGACGAGCCCTTCTCCTACCTGGCGTGGTGCCTCGACATGCCCTTGGTCCGCGCCGGCAAGCCATCGCACCTGATGGTCGCCGTGGACGGCAGCTGCAACGGACTCCAGGTCCTCAGCCTCCTCCTGAAGGACGAGGTCGGTGCCGCCGCGGTCAACGTCATTCCCTCCGACCGCCCGAGCGACATCTACCAGATGGTCGCTGACCGGACGATGGTTCGCATCCGGGATGCCGCAAGGCTCGGGGAGAACTTCGCCCGTGAGTGGGAGGCCCTCGGGGTCAGCCGCTCGATGGTGAAGCGCCCGGTCATGTGCCTGCCGTACTCGATCAGCCAGCGGTCGGCCATGCTCTACCTGAAGGAGGCGTACCTCGAGAACCACCGGGACGGCCCGTGGATGGACCCGAGCAAGCCCTGCGGGTTCCTCATCCGCAAGGTGTGGCCGAGCATCGGGGAGATCGTGGTGAAGGGCACCCAGTTCCTCGACTGGGCACGGAAGGCAGGGCAGGTCATCGTCAATGCCGGCATCCACCCCATGTGGGTAACCCCGGACGGCTTCACGGTGCAGCAGTCCTACTACTCCTACGAGCCCTCGAAGGTGAAGACCACCCTCGGGAAGCAAGCGCACATTTGGCAGATCCGAAACCAGACCGCCAAGATCGACCGCAGGAAGCACGTCAACGGCATCGTTCCGAACCTCGTCCACAGCCTTGACGCGACGGCTGCACGGATGACGGCGAGACGACTGGTCGCGGCCAAGATCCCGGACATGGCGTTCGTCCACGACTCCTACCTCGTCCACGCCGCGTTCCAGCCGGTGCTTGCCCATGAGCTGCGCGAGGCGTGGATCGACACGTTCGAGGGTGACCCCCTCAAGGACTGGATGCGGCAGATTGAGGCGCAGCTCCCGAAGGGGTTCACGCTCCCGGAGCCCCCGGGCTACGGCAACCTCGACATCACGCAGCTGCGGAACTCAAAGTATTTCTTTGCTTGACCCAATGTCACGGATTGCGGACACTCAATCAAGCGGTACAATGGGAAGCATCCCCCAACCAAGGAAGGAAGGAACAGCATGAAGAGAGCATTTCAGCAGGTCACGACCCCCGCAGGCATCCTCCAGTACCCGGCGCTCATCGAGCCCGACACCCGGTTCGACGCCTCCGGGGTCTTCAAGACCAACATCGTGATCCCCGCCGGCGAGGGAGCCGACGACCTCGAGGAAACCCTGACGAACGCCCGGACCGCGTGGCTTGCCTCATGCGCCAAGGAGTCCGGCGGCAAGAAGGTCAAGGTCAACGAGGCGCTCCCCTGCTCCCGGGACGACGAGAACAACCTGGTCGTCAAGGCGAAGCTCCCGTTCCAGGTGAACACCAAGAGCGGCAAGAGCTGGCAGCAGAAGCCCGCGCTGTTCGACGCCAAGGGCCAGAAGGTTGACACGACCAACCTCCGGATCGGCAGCGGCACCCGTGCCCGCCTCGCGCTTGAGATCAGCACCTACAACCAGCCGGCGACCGGGGCCGGGATCAGCCTCCGCCTCCGCGGGGTGCAGCTCATCGAGGTCGTGGAGCCCAAGGGCAGCAGCGCCGGCGACTTCGGGTTCGGTTCCGAGGAAGGGTTCGTCTCGGAGACCTTCGACAACTTCGAGGATGACCCCAAGCCGGTCAAGGCCGCTGCGGGTGGCAAGAAGGTCAAGGCCCAGGACTTCTGATGGATCCCTTCCGAATCCCGCAGCCTGCCATCGTCAGCTTCAGCGGTGGCAGGACGAGCGGATACATGCTCCGTAGGGTCATCGACGCCTACGGCGGATCTCTTCCGCCAGAGGTGGAGGTCGTCTTCTGCAACACGGGCCGGGAACATCCAGCGACGTACGAGTTCATCGAAGCGGTGTCGAGGAACTGGGGCTGCCCTGTGCGGTGGGTTGAGTGGACACCTGAGCGTCCGTTCGTGCGTGAGGTGTCTCCCCAGTCCGCCGACAGGGAAGGGAAGGTGTTTGCTGGGTTGATCGGGAAGAAGCGGTATCTACCGAACCCGATCACCCGGTTCTGCACCAGCGAGATGAAGGTCCTGGCAGTTCGTCGGTTTTCGAAGCACACCCTCGGATGGGATGCCTGGACGACTGCGGTTGGCATCCGTGCGGATGAGCCTCGGCGTGTCGCCAAGATCAAGGATCACGGCGACGAGGTCAAGGTCTGTCCTTTAGCCCGCGCCGGGGTCACCGCGTCGGAGGTCAACGAGTTCTGGAAGGCATCTGACTTCGACCTCGGGTTCCCTCCTGGCGACAACTCTGCCGGCAACTGCTTCGGGTGTTTCCTCAAGAGCCGAAAGACGCTTGAGCGCCTGATCGCTGAGGATCCGGAACGCATGAAGTGGTGGGTTGGGATGGAGGACTTGGTCGGTGCTCGGTTCAGGAAGGACATCCCCACCTACAAGCAGATGCTCCAGCAGGTCTCGATCCAAGGAGTCCTGTTCGACGGGCCAGACACGGAGGGCATCGCTTGCGGTGCTTGTACTGACTAATGCCCAACAACCGGGAGCGTGGGAAGCGCGGGGAGCGGGATGCCCGGGATGCGATACGCAAGTGCTGGGGAATCCAGTCTGCGTACCGGGCAGCCCAATCCTCCGGTTCCCTCTCGGCTGACCTCGGAGGCACCGGAGACATCCATTGCGAGGTGAAGCTCAGGAAGTCCATCGCGGTCTACGACTTCATCGAGCAGGCAATCCGCGACTGCAAGAACAAGGTTCCCGTCGTGCTGATGCGCCGGGACAGGAGCGACTGGCTCCTGATGATGAGACTCGAGGACACACAAAGGTTCATCCATGCACTACAGCAACTCCTACAAGACCGTCCTGAACCCGCAGCTCGTCCCAGCCGACCCGGAGAAGCCGACGTTCTCGGTTGACGGGGACTCCCTGGTCATCACCTCGGGTGACATCCGGATGACCCTGACGAACAGCGAAGCCTGCTCCCTGAGCACCTTCATCGAGCGTCACCTCGGGAAGTCCTGGTTCAACTCGTTCCTCAGCAAGACCGAGGCTCCGACTCCCAAGTCAACCCGCTGCTACGCGGTGGAGGCATGAGTGAAGGTCAAGTACGACGGGCAAGGAACGCTCGTCACCGTCTCCTTCTACATGCGTGAGGAAGACCACCCCTGGGATGCCGGGGTGACGATCCGCAGGACCCGGGCAGGGAAGCCTGGGGTCGGATCGAAGGTGGACGAGAAGTGGCTTCCGGTCCGCAGGTCGGACGCGATTGACCTCTTGCCCCTCATGGGGCAGAACGTCAACGCCGTCTGGTCCCACGGCGAGGCAACCGCAGTCGTCTTCACCGCATGACGGAGTCGTCTCGCTTCATCCGCCATGAGCCTTGCCCGAGCTGTGGATCGAGGAACAACCTCGCCCGCTACTCGGACGGCCATGCCTACTGCTTCGGGTGCCAGCACCATGAGCGGGGCGAGGGTGTTGAACCGCAGCAGCAGAGAGTAGGAAGGATCCCAGGGATGATCGAAGTGGAATACGCAGCCCTCGAGAAGCGTGGGCTGACCGAGGAGACCTGCCGGCTCTGGAACTACGGCATCGGGGAGCACCACGGGAACCCCGTGCAGGTCGCGCTCTACCGGGATGCCTCTGGAGAGGTCGTGGCGCAGAAGCTCCGCACCGCGGACAAGCAGTTCAGGATCCTCGGGGATGCCTCGCGGATGGTCCTGTTCGGCCAGCACCGATTCTCGGGGCAGGGCCGGATGGTCGTGGTGACCGAGGGCGAGATCGACGCCATGAGCCTGAGCCAGGTGCAGGAGCACAAGTGGCCCGTGGTCAGCGTCCCCAACGGTGCCCAGTCGGCACCCAAGGCCATCGCCAAGAGCCTCGACTGGCTCGAAGGATTTGACCGCGTGGTCTTCGCGTTCGACATGGACGAGCCTGGGCAGAAGGCGGCGAAGGAGTGCGCCAAGGTCCTCAGCCCCGGCAAGGCGTTCATCGCGCATCTGCCGGCCAAGGATGCCAACGACTGCATCCGAAGCGGCAAGGCGAAGGAGCTGGTGAACGCCACCTGGATCGCCCCCGCGTACCGCCCGGACGGCATCGTGGCGGCACAGGACATCTGGGAGCGCATCGAGTCCTTCGACGCATCCCCGGGAATCGCCTACCCCTGGGCACCCCTGACCGAGATGCTCCACGGGATCCGCCCGGGTGAGCTCGTCACGGTCACCGCAGGGACCGGGGTGGGCAAGAGCCAGTTCTGCCGTGAGCTGGCCTACCACCTCATCAAGAGCGGAACCCCGGTCGGCTACATCGCCCTCGAGGAATCCGTGGCCCGCACCGCCATCGGCCTGATGAGCCTCGAGGCCAACCGCCGGCTCCACCTCGGGGCCAACAAGGAAGAGCTCAAGGACTCCTTCGACCGGGTCTTCGGGGAGAACAAGGTCTACCTCTACGACCACTTCGGGTCCACCGAGGGGCAGAACCTCCTCGACCGCATCCGCTACATGGGAAAGGGCCTCGGCTGCAAGGCCGTGTTCCTCGACCACATCTCCATCGCCGTGAGCGGTCTCAACGACGGGCAGGGGGACGAGCGACGGATGCTCGATGCCTTGGTGACGAAGCTCCGCACCCTGGTCGAGGAGACCCAGATCACCCTGTTCATGGTCTGCCACCTGAAGCGCGTAGACGGAAGGAGCCATGAGGAGGGAGGCGAGGTAAGCCTGAGCCACCTCCGGTCGAGCCAAGGCATCGCGCAGCTCTCCGATGCGGTGATCGCGCTCGAGCGGAACCAGCAGGGCGAGAACAAGAACCAGACGAGGGTTCGCGTCCTGAAGTGCCGCTACACGGGAGAGACGGGTTCCTGCCTTGCGCTGGAGTACGACAAGGAGACGGGCCGCATGGCCGAGTGCCCGATGTTCGATCCGGCGGAAGACCCGAAAGAAATAGACGGCAATATTCCTTTCTGACCCTTGGATCGCCAAGGATCGTCAATACATTGTCTCTGACATAAGACGGTTGTTTGAAAGGATCAAGGATGATCGCTGACGGCCCCATGTTTCTGGATGGATGCGACGACGCCGTGGTGGGCTGGGCGGTCCGTTGCGGCCAGCCGGCAATCGTCGTCTACGACCACGCCAAGCTCGTCGAGAAGTTCATGGACGACGGCATGACCGAGGAGGAGGCCCATGAGTGGGTCTCGTTCAACATCGAGGGAGCCTGGGTCGGCAAGGGGACGCCGGCGGTCATGTACCGGGGAGATGCGGACGAGGCGCGGGAGGCGCTTGGGGAATGAACCCCGTCATCTTCGACATCGAGACTGACGCCCTCGACGGATACACCCGCATCCACTCCATCGTGGTCCGCGATGCGGTGACCTCAAACATCCTCGCATCGACCTACGAGGCCATCGGGCATGGGGAGTCCCTGCGGATCATGAAGGCTGCCCCGGCCATCGTCGGGCACAACGTCATCAACTTCGACCTCCCCGCCATGCGGAAGGTGCTGGGCTTCGAGACCCAGGCGAAGGTCGTGGACACCCTTGTCCTCTCCCGCCTCTGCTACCCGGACATCCGCAACGACGACTTCAAGCGCACCGAGTTCCCCAAGGATCTCATCGGGAGCCACTCGCTGAAGGCATGGGGCTACCGCCTCGGGCTGCACAAGGACGTCTTCGGGGAGACCGCGGACTGGTCCAGGTGGTCCGAGGAGATGCAGGAGTATTGCGAACAGGACACCGAGGTCACCCGCAAGCTCTGGCACCACCTGGTTCAGCAGGGAATCTCCGACCGTGCCTGGGAACTCGAGCACCAGGTCTCGTCCATCTGCCGTGACATCGAGGTCGCCGGGTGGACCTTCGACATCGAGGGTGCCGAGCGGCTCACCGCGCAACTGCTGACGAAGCGGCTGGAGCTGAAGGAGAGCCTTGTGAAGGTCTTCCCTCCGAAGAAGGAGGTCCTGAAGACCAAGACCAAGACGATCCAGTTCAACCCCGGGAGCCGCCTCGACATCGCCCGCGGCCTGAACGAGCTCTACGGGTGGAAGCCGGTGCTGGTGACTCCCTCGGGACAGCCGCGGATCGACGAGGAGATCCTCTCGGAGCTGAAGTACCCGGAGGCGCAGATGCTCACGGAGTACCTCCTGGTGGTGAAGCGCCTCGGGCAGGTTGCCGAGGGCGAGGAGGCATGGATCAAGCTGACCAAGGGCGGGAAGATCCACGGAAGGATCAACCCGGGCGGGACGGTGACTGGACGGGCTTCCCATGCCCGCCCCAACATGGCGCAGGTGCCTGCGGGGCGGAGCCCCTACGGCAAGGAGTGCCGTGGACTGTTCCTGCCGAGGAAGGGGTGGAGGCTGGTGGGAGCAGACGCATCGGGGCTTGAGCTCCGCTGCCTCTCCCACTACCTCCACTCCTACGACGACGGTGCCTACGGCAAGGCCGTGGTGAGCGGCGACATCCATTGGGAGAACGCCATCGCCTTCGGTCTGGTCCCTGCCGGCACCAAGAGGGACAAGCACGACTCCGGTCATGAGGACCGCCGCAACCAGAGCAAGACTCTGATCTACGCGATGATCTACGGGGCAGGTGACCTGAAGCTCGGCTCGGTGGTCGGTGGGTCGGCCAAGGACGGCAAGCGCCTCCGTGCGTCCTTCGAGAAGAAGGTGGCCGCCTACAAGATGCTCAAGGATGCGGTGGTCTCGGCCTCCCAGCGGGGATACCTGCTCGGCCTCGACGGTCGCCGCCTCCCCGTCCGTTCGCAGCACTCCGCCCTGAACACCCTGCTCCAGTCTGCGGGAGCGGTGGTGATGAAGGCGGCGCTCGTCAGGTTCGTCCAGGAAATGTCTCTGGACGGGCTCGGGTGGGGAAAGGACTACGCAGTCATCGGGTGGATCCATGACGAGTTCCAGATCGAGTGCCGGCCTGAGCTGGCAGAGCGTGTTGGACACGGTGCGGTCTCAGCAATCTCCGGTGCTGGGACAGAGCTCGGGTTCAGGTGTCCCCTCGACGGCGAGTTCCGTGCCGGGTCTTCATGGGCCGAGACTCATTGAGAGGCCCCTGTGGATCGCCTACCTCGCCGGCTACCTCGATGGGGAAGGGTGCTTCACCGTGTGGCACGGGACAACCCCGGCCATCTCGGTCTCCAACACGTTCCCCTACGTCCTCGAGGCGCTCCGCAGGGAGTGGGGCGGCAAGATCAACAGGAAGTCATGCCGGGGGAACCAGCGCAGCGCGTGGGAGTGGAGGGTTTCCGGGGACAGGGCGGTGGACGTCGCCCGCATGGTCTCTCCCTACCTCGTCGAGAAGCGGCTCCAGGCGGAACTGATGACCCAGGCAAGGACATGGCCAAAGGGTTCACGGCAGAGGCAGGAGATCGTCTCCCGCCTCAAGGCACTCAAGCGGATCGACTACGGAAAGGCTCATGGATGACACCCGACCTCACCCTCGTATCGACCACGGAGCTGGTTGACGAGATCAGCCGGCGCGTGGACGCCTTCGTCTTCATCGCGTACCAGGACCGGAGCAAGAAGTCCTACGCGCTCATCACGGAGTTCAAGGGCAGCGCCCTGGAGGTCATCGGCCTCTCCGAGATGCTCAAGGACCGGGTGAAGAAGGTGGTCACCTCCAACGACGAGACCGCCGAGGAGGACGAGTCGTGAAGACCCACATCGTCATCGACGGTGACATCCTGTGCTACACGGCATCGGCATCTGTCGAGAAGGCAATCGACTGGGGTGGCGACTTCTGGACCCTGCACTCCGACCTTGCCGAGGCCAAGAGCCGGGTTGACATCGACATCGTGGAGTTCGTCGAGCGCCTCAACGGCACCTCGTACACCGTCTGCTTTAGCCACCGGGACAACTTCAGGAAGTCCATCTACCCCGAGTACAAGGCCAACCGCAAGGACGTCCGCAAGCCCGTGTGCTTCGCGGCCCTGCGCGAGTACATCCGTGAGTGCTGGCCCTGCGCCACCTGGCCCAACCTCGAGGCCGACGACGTCATGGGGATCATGGCCTCTGACCCCACGAAGAACGTGGTGATTGTCTCCGGGGACAAGGACATGAAGACGATCCCGGGGAAGTGGTTCAACCCAAGCAACCCGGACGCAGGGGTCCTCGAGGTCAGCCGCGAGGAGGCCGACAGGAACCACCTCATCCAGACGCTCACGGGTGACCGCGTGGACGGCTACCCGGGGTGTCCCGGGATCGGCCCTGCCCGTGCAGAGAAGATCGTTGACGGTGGATGGTCCGCCGTCGTGGATGCCTACGTCAAGGCCGGCCTCAACGAGTCCGTGGCCTTGGTGCAGGCGAGGATGGCGTACATCCTTCGCAAGGGTGACTACGTCAGGAAGTCAGGCCGGGTCAAGCTGTGGACCCCCAACAGGAAGGGAAGCAATGTCGAAGCGAAGCAAGCCGGAACGGGTGGGCTACTCCAAGGACAGCAAGCGGCCTGAGATCAAGGCCCCTCGCCGCAACAGGAAGAAGGGATCCAAGTGAACAGCGACCTCCTCTGCGACTCCTGGGTGACGTTCAACCCCAGCTCGTCGGTCACCTTCATCACCATCCCGGGGCAGTACCTCGGTGACGATGGGCACCCCAGCCCGCGCTTCAGCGTCCGTATGAAGGTCGAGGCCAACATCGGGGATCCCACGGTCTCCATGTACTTCCATGCGTTCGACCTGGACAACTCCAGGGAACTCGACCCGTTCCTGCACGTCGAGGTTCCCTTCGAGATGCTCGAGCGGATGACCGAGCTGTTCTCCCGGGTGGTCCCGAAGACCGAGATGGTCGGGGAGTCGGATCTCGCATGAACTCCGAACGCCGGGACTCCTTGGGGTACGAGTGCAGCTGCCACGTCTTCACCGATCCCAAGGAGTCCCTCTGCCGGTTCTGCCTTCCCCGCCGAGAGGAGTGGGAGGACGAGAAGGCGAGGGAGCAGGCCGAGATCGACCTCGAGGCGGATGCACAGGAGCCGAGGTACGAGTTCGTCTACGAGCCCCCGAGGACACCCAAGGGTGACGTGGACTACCGAAAGGAGGTCGAGTGGTGGAAGGGTGATCGGGCCAAGAGGGACATCCTCACCTACTACCCGCTCGACTCCCTGATCCTCATCGACAACCTACTGGCTGCCATAGACAAGGTCAGGGAGGAACGGGACGACGCGCTGCGTCAGGTGGAGCGGCTGTGGGAGGACTGCACACGGTTGATGAACGAACGTAACGAAGCCATGAAGGAACGGGACAAGGCCAGGAGCGAAGCGGCGATGGAACGACTCGCACGACTTGACGAGGAGCTAGGGCTTCAATGACAGAGCACAAGCTTGACGACATGACGATCCGTGGAAGCGATGCCCGGCAGACCTGGGACACCGGAAGCGTCCGGGACAGCCGGGAAGGGAAGGGTCGTTTCGACCTTCTCCCTTGGGAGGTCGTTTGGGCTGACGCCAGGTACATCGAACTGGGATCAAAGCGGTACGGAGACCGGAATTGGGAGAAGGGGCAACCCCTGTCCCGCTACCTCGATTCGGCCTGCCGCCACCTTGCCAAGTACATGATGGGCCACCGGGACGAGCCTCATCTCCTCGCCTGCCGGTGGAACCTCGCGGCCTACCTCTGGACACTCGACCGGATCAAGGAGGGGTCTCTGCCGCGGTCCTTGGACGACCTCGGGGAGGTCAAACAGGCACCTATGGACAGCAATGCAGCCTGACGACGACATCCCGTTGATCCCGCCAGCCCTGGTGGGAGCCCTGAAGAGGCGATTCCCGGTCCCCGTTCCTCGACTTGAGGACGGGGATCGTCACATCTGGCACCGCCTCGGGGCCTGGAGCGTCGTCCAGTACCTCGAACGAATCGTCAAAGAACAGCAGGAGAAACCCAATCGTGTGCAGCCCTAGCATCCCGGCCCCGCCGCCCCCGGCACCTCCCCCGCCGGCTCCCGTGAAGATGGCCGAAGCGGCTTCGGCTCCCCTCTCGGCCCGCCAGAAGCGGCGTTCCGGTCAGTACGGCCTGAACCTCCTGACCATCCCGATGGGCTCGATGCAGTCGGGTGCCCAGATCCCCGGGTCCGGATCCTGAATGTATCCAGCCAAGCAGCTCTGGAACCGCCTTGACGGCGGGCGGACGTCCTACGTTGACCGTGCCCGACGCTGCGCGGAACTGACGCTTCCGTTCACCTACCCCCCGGACGGGGCTGGTCCGGTGACGGCCCTCCCGACCCCCTACAACAGCCTCGGGGCCCGTGGGGTGAACAACCTCGCGGCCAAGCTGCTGCTGTCGCTCTTGCCTCCCAACACCCCGTTCTTCCGGTTCACCCTCAACCGGGAGACGGTTCGGCAGGCCCAGGCGACCCAGCTCCTCAACGAGCTCGACTACGCCTTCTCCGAGATGGAGAAGGAGATGATGGACGAGATCGAGGGGATGCGGCTGCGTCCGGTGCTGTACGAGGCCATGCGCCACCTCCTGATCTCGGGGAACGGGCTGCTGGAGCTGACCCCCAAGGGGAAGTGGAAGTTCCGTGGCCTCGAGTCCTTCGTGGTCGAGCGGGACTCCTCGGACAACCTCCTGACCCTGGTGACCAAGGAATGCGTCTCCACCGACGCCCTCCCGCAGGACCTCAAGGATGCCGTCTACATGGAGCATGGGGACGGGGAGCGGGAAGTGGACGTCTTCACGGTCGTCCAGCGGGGCGAGTCTGGCGGCTTCGACTCATGGCAGGAGGTCTGCGGCAAGGAAGTGGAAGGCTCCCGCACCTCCTACAAGGAGGAGGACCTCCCCTACATCATCCTCCGCTGGAACCGGGTGAGCGGCGAGGACTACGGGCGCGGCCTGGTCGAGGAGTACCTCGGTGACCTGATGAGCCTCGAGAGCCTCACCCGCAGCATCGTCGAGGCAAGCCTCGCGGCCAGCCGGATGCTGTTCCTGGTGAACCCCAACGGGCTGACCTCGGCACGGACCCTCCAGGATGCCCCCAACGGTGCCATCCGCGACGGCGTTGCCGAGGACGTCTCGGTGCTCCAGGTCGAGAAGTACCAAGACTTCCGGGTTGCCCTCGAGACCATGAACGGGATCAAGGAGCGCATCGGCTTCGCGTTCCTCCTGAACACCTCGGTCCAGCGCCCGGGTGAGCGGGTGACGGCCACGGAGATCCGGGCGATGATCTCGGAACTCGAGGCCAGCCTCGGGGGAGTCTTCGCCACCCTGAGCGAGGAACTGAGCCTCCCGCTGGTGAACCTGGTGCTGACCTCGATGCTCAAGCGGAAGAAGCTCCGCAAGCTCCCCAAGGGGATCGTGCGCCCGATCATCGTGACGGGCCTCGACGCCCTCGGTCGTGGGCAGGACCTCCAGAAGCTCGACTTCTTCCTCGCCGGCATCCGGGACAGCCTCGGCCCGCAGGCCATCGCCCAGTACCTCGACGTGCAGGGCTACCTCACTCGCCGTGCGTCGAGCCTCGGGCTGGACCTCAACGGGCTGGTGAAGAGCCAGGAGCAGCTCCAGGCGGAGCAGCAGCAGATGCAGCAGATGGCAATGATGGAGAAGCTCGGGCCGTCCGTCGTTCAGGGCGGTGCCAAGCTGATGTCACAGGGAATGGACCAACAGGGACAAGGAGCAATGGTGAATGCCTGAATCGACGCCTTCGTTCGCAACGGATCAATCAGTCGGCCCCAATGACGCGGCGTATCTCGCCCGCGCAGAGGCGGCAGAGAAGCAAGCGGCTTCGGCCAACGAGCCCGCGGGGGACTTCGGAAACGCAACCTCTCCTTCCGAGGAACAGGATGCCCCGGAGTCTCCCGCCCCGCTTGCCGGCAAGTTCAAGGATGCCAAGGAACTCGAGAAGGCGTACCTCGAGCTCCAGAAGAAGCTCGGCGGCGAGAAGCCTTCCGAGGAGCAGGCGTCCAAGGCCAAGGAGGATGCCTCCAAGGTCGTCGGCCCCGAGGCCCTCGACAACTACGTCCAGGAGTACCGCAAGGACGGCCAGCTCTCCGAGACGTCCTACAAGGCGCTTCAGGACATGGGCTTCGGCAAGGCCGTGGTCGATGCCTACATCGAGGGCCAGCGGGCGGTTGCCGAGAAGCAGGCCGAGACCGTCTACGAGAAGGTCGGCGGACGCGAGGGCTTCACCAAGGTCCTTGAGTGGGCTACCACGGCACTCCCCGCCGAAGAGCAGGAAGCGTTCAACGGCCTCATGGCCTCGGGTGACCTCAAGACCGCCACGTTCGCCGTGAAGAACCTCGCGGCCCGGTACGAGGCGGAGAACCGGAACCCCTCGCGCATCGAGGGCAAGCCCACGGGTGCCCAGGTCGGGTTCCGCTCCAAGGCTGAGATGGTGGCCGCCATGAGTGACCCCAAGTACAAGACCGACGCTGCATTCCGGCAGGACGTGGCCCGGAAGATGGCGATGAGCCAGTTCATCAACGGCTGATGCGCCCCGTCATCCTCGCGGTCCTCCTGCTGGCCGGGTGCAACCCGGTGCAGCGGATCGCGGTCAACACCAACGCCATCCGTGAGGAGGCTCAGGCGCTCTCCGTCCACGGTGCCGAGGTCGGTGACCCGGTGGTGGTCAAGGGTGCCTCGAGGATCGACGAGCTGGCCGCAGGGATCCACAAGGAACTCCCCAACGTCCAGAACAAGCCCTCGGACCTGATGGACCTCCTCAAGTGGGGAGCCATCGCAGCGGTGCTGGTGGCCGTGGTGGTGATCCTGGCCCAGACCGGGATCGGTTCCGGGATCAAGGCGGTCATCGGGTGGATCCCGAGGAAGACCAAGGCTGACGCGACCCTGGCCGCGTCGGTCATGTCTGAACAGAAGCCAGAGACCATCCGTGAGTGGGTGGCGGCCAAGAGGGCCTCCGATCCACTCTGGGAAAAAGCCTTCCAACAGGCTCAGAAGGAGATGAAGTGATGCTGAACGACATCGTGCTTGCCGCCGGGATCCTGTTCGCAGGGGCCGTGATCGGCTACTGGCTGTGCAAGAGCAAGAAACTGAACTTCTGAGAAGGACAGTTTCGGCAGCAAAGTGGAAGTTTAGGTTCCACTTCATGTTGCTTTCGGCTGCTGACAGTTAGCAGTTTGGCTAACGAACGGCAAACAGAGACAACCAAGGCCGCCTCCGGGGAAACCCGGGGTCGGTGATTCAACGCTTCCTCCATGTTCCGGCAGGACATGGTGGATGAGGTCCGGGGACTGACCACCCGCATCCGCTGAGGCCCCCTGCGGGGGACACCCTCGCGTCGATGCCGGCGGTCACACGGGCTGACCCGTACTGCCAACGCATTCACGACACAAGGAGCCATCACAATGGCTAATGATTTTGACTTCACAGGGAGCCGGTCTGGCTCAAACAACGGAGCCACCGACAAGCGCGAGCTGTTCCTCAAGGTGTTCAGCGGCGAGGTCCTCTCCAACTACGAGACCAAGCTCGTTCTGACTCCCCTCGTCCGCAGCCGCACCATCGCGGCAGGCAAGTCCGCCACGTTCCCGATCTACGGCAAGGCGACCGCCAAGTGGCACACGCCCGGCCAGAACATCCTCGAGGCCGCCTCGGGCTACCTGAGCGACTTCAAGTTCGGTGAGCGGGTCATCAACCTCGACAACATGCTCACGGCCAACACCATGATCCATGACGTCGATGAGCTGATGAACCATTGGGACGTCCGTGGTCCCATCGCCACCGAGCTCGGCTACTCGCTGGCCCGTGCGATGGACGGTATGGCGATGCGTACCATGATTGCCGCAAGTCGGGCCACGAACCCGATCTCGAACACCTCCGGCAACGGCACCGCCCTCGCCGGCGAGACGATCACCACCGGCACCGCCGGCTCGGTGAGCGGAACGGCAATCGTGGACAAGCTGTTCGAGGCACAGGCGAAGCTCGACAACAAGGATGTCCCGGAGCAGGGTCGCTTCTGCATCCTGCGTCCCGAGCAGTACAACGACCTGCTCGGCGCTGCCGGCACGTCCACCTACGCCTTCCGGTTCTCCTCGGACTTCGGTTCGGGTGTGGGCGACGTCGCCAAGGGCACAGCTGCTCCGATGGAGATCGCCGGGTTCAAGGTGCTCAAGAGCAACCTGTTCCCCCGCGATGCAGGCAGCGAATCTTCGGACGCCCTCTGGGCGGCTGGCGGCGGGTCTCAGGCCAACATCGCCAACGACGTGTTCGGCGCTGACGGCGTGGGCTACGGCCTCGGCGCGGCCAACATCGACTACTGGGGTGTCTGCGGACACGCCGACGCCATCGGCGTCCTCAAGAAGCTCGATGTCTCGACCGAGATGGAGCGCAAGATCGAGTACCAGGGCACCCTGGTCGTCTCGAAGCTCATGGCCGGCTTCGGCGTCCTCCGTCCGGAGTGCGCCATCGGGTTCAAGTGGACCGCCTGATAGCGGCCTGACTACCTAACCAATACCGCCTGTCCGGGGAAACCCGGGCAGGTGGATTCCTCCTTCCCTCCTCCCGGCCTCCCGGGGGTTCGTCCCCCGGGGGGCTATCTAGGAACACCATGATCGAAACCTCACGGCTCCAGGCGGTCAACACGATGCTCACCTGCATCGGGGAATCGCCCGTGTCCAACCTCACGGATGCGGCGACCGCAGACGTCGCCATCGCCCAGCTCATCCTCGACGAGGTCTGCCGTGACCTGATGACCCGGTCGTGGTCTTGGAACACCCTCAAGAAGCAGTCGCTCCAGCCAGACGTCACCAACAAGATCGCCGTGCCTGCCACATGGGTCCGCGTGGATCACCCGACCAAGGACCTTGCCCGCAAGGGTGGCTGGCTCTACGACCGCGAGAACGAGACCGACACCTTCACGGAGACCGTCACGGAGCTCGAGGCCGTGGTCCTCCTCGACTGGGACGAGATGCCCGAGGCTGCCCGGAGGTACTGCATGATCCGTGCAGGCAGGACCCTGGCTGCCCGCATGGTCACCAGCGAGAAGGCCGTTGCGTTCACGGAGCGGGACGAGATGCAGTCGTGGATGACCCTCCGTGAGTTCGAGGCAGAGCAGGCCGATTACAACATCTTCAACAACCAGGACGTGGCCTACAACCTCCGCCGATTCGCCTGATGCTCGTCTCCATCCCGGTATCGAACCTCATCCAGGGGGTCTCCCAGCAGCCCCCGCAGATGCGGCTCCCCTCGCAGCTCCAGGAGCAGGTCAACGGCTACCCCTCGCTGACCGATGGGCTGACCAAGAGGCCCCCGACGAACCATGTCGCCCAGCTTGCGGCCAACGCAGACACCCAGTTCGTCCACTTCATCAACCGGGACTCGGTGGAGCGGTACGTCGTCCGGATGACCAGCAACACCCTGAAGGTGTTCACCCTCGACGGGGTGGAGAAGAACGTCTACACGGACCTCACGGGGACCACGGCGTTCACGGTGCCAACCTACCTGAGCACCCCTGCGGACATCCGTGCCATCACGGTGGCCGACTTCACCTTCCTGGTGAACCGGAACACCGCGGTAGCCATGTCCACGGGGAGTGGGACGACCTCGGATGCCATCACCCAGGAAGCCCTCATCACGGTCATTCAGGTCGGCTACCAGACCGACTACTCCGTGGTCATCAAGGAGGGCAGCGACACCTTCACCTACACGCATACGTCCCCGGCATCCAACGCCAACCCGAACAAGCTCAGCACCGAGACGGTCGCCGCCGACCTCGTCACGAAGATCAACGTCAATACGAGCACCAGTCCGGGCCACGGGGTCACGGCCACACGATACGGCTCGGTGATCCACCTGAGCCAGGCGGTGACCAACCCGGCAAGCACCTTCACCGTCAAGGTCGCTGACTCTGTA